GCTATACAACAATGTATTGATAGAGAGTATGATAATTTATTTTATATGAGCAAAGATTTACAAGTAGTAGATACTCAAAGACATATTAATAATAAAATTAATAGAATGGAAAAACAATTAATTCCAGGATTTACATTGACATCTAAAACAAGACCATTAGTAATAGCAAAATTGGAAGAATTTTTTAGAGAAAAATTAGTAACAGTTCATTCTCAAAGATTAATTGATGAATTGTTTGTATTTATATATAACGGAAGTCGTGCAGAAGCTATGTCAGGATATAATGATGACTTGGTAATGTCATATGCTATGGGATTGTGGATAAGAGAGACAGCTTTACGATTAAGAGCTGAAGGTATAGAATTGCAAAAGAAAGCAATGAATAGTATTACAACAAATCAAGGTGTGTATACACCAACAGATAACCAGAATGATTCTTGGGTGATGGAAGTAAATCAGAAAAAAGAATCATTAGAATGGTTAATTAAGTAAAGAGGTAAAAAATGGCTGATAAAAGTCTATTTGGTAGATTACAACGATTATTTTCTACAAATGTAATTGTAAGAAACGTAGGTGGCAAAAAATTAAAAGTTGCTGATACAAGTCGTACACAATCTATAACAAGAAACAATTTAGTTGATAGGTACCAAAAAATATTTACTGGTGCAGGCTTAAGTGGATATTCAGATTCACTATTAACTAAGTCAATGAGATTAAATCTTTTTAAAGATTATGAATCAATGGATAGTGATGCAATAATTTCAAGTGCTCTTGATATTTATGCAGATGAATCCACAATGAAATCTGAATATGGAGAAGTTTTAGAAATTAAAACTGATAATCATCAGATAAAAGAAATATTACATAATTTATTCTATGATATTATAAATATAGAATTTAATTTATGGCCATGGGTTCGCAATATGTGTAAATATGGTGATTTCTTTTTGAAGTTAGATATTTCTGAAAAATATGGTATTACAAATGTAGTCCCATTATCGGCGTATGATGTATCAAGATTAGAAGATCTAGACCCCGACAATCCAGAATATGTTAAATTCTTAATAGAGTCAGTTACAAATCAACATAGATATAAACAAGAAGATTCTGTTACAAAAGAAGAATTAGAAAATTATGAAGTAGCTCATTTTAGATTACTATCTGATTCTAATTATCTCCCATACGGTAAATCTCAAGTTGAAGGTGCTCGTAAGATTTGGAAACAATTAACCCTTATGGAAGATGCTATGTTAATACATAGAATCATGAGAGCTCCTGAAAAGAGAATTTTCAAATTAGATATTGGAAACATACCACCTACTGAAGTTGATAATTATATGCAAAAAGTTATTAATAAAATGAAAAAAGCTCCAGTAGTTGATGAAGATACAGGTGATTATAATTTAAAATATAATATGCAGAATATTACAGAAGATTTTTTCTTACCAGTTCGTGGTGGAGATAGTGGAACACAAATAGATTCATTACCAGGTTTAACTTATGAAGCAGTTGAAGATATTGAATATCTTAAACATAAACTTTTATCTTCATTAAGAATACCAAAAGCGTTTTTAGGATTTGAAGAACAAATTGGTAGTAAGGCAACACTTGCAGCAGAGGATGTAAGATTTGCTAGAACTATTGAAAGAATTCAAAGAATTACAATATCAGAATTAACAAAGATAGCTATTGTTCACTTGTATGCACAAGGTTATCAAGATGCAGATTTAGTTAACTTTGAATTAGGTCTTACAAACCCATCTACAATATATGAAGAAGAAAAAGTAGAATTATGGAATAATAAAACTTCACTTGCAAGTTCTATGTTACAAGACGGTTTAGTTTCTTCAGAATGGATTTATAAAAATATATTTGGATTTACTGATGAAGAAATACAAAAACTTGATAAAGAGATAGCATTTGATTACAAACAAAAATTCAGAAGGTCACAGATTGAAAATGAAGGAAATGACCCAGCAAAAAGCGGAGAAGCAACTGGAACACCATCAGATATGGCAATGGGTAGAACAAGTCACGAATTAGATGATTTGGGACCTAATGGAGGTTCACCTCCCGGCGGTTGGGATGGTGCAGGTAGACCAAAAGAAGGCCCTAAATATAGTAAAGATGGTAGTGCAAGAGGTAGAGACCCACTTGGAGCTCACGATAAGAAAAAGGGTGGTAGCAGTTCACGAAGATTTGGTAAACATTTAGCTTTAGCTCACTTTGATAAATTGAAAAAAACGATGAAATTTAATAAATATGATAATAAAATTATAACAGAGGCACAAGAACTAGAAGAAGAGTATAATAGTGAGATAAGTTCTTTAAGCGAAAGTGTTTCAAATGAATGATTATTATTTAACTTTATATTTATTTATGACATACTATATTAAACATTGGAGTATTTTATAATGGCTCGAAAATTGAAACATTCTAAAATAAAGAATACGAGTATTCTTTTTGAATTATTAACAAGACAAATTACAGCAGACGTTTTAGCTGGAAAAAGTACAAAATCAGTTAAAATTGTAAAGAAATATTTTAATGAAAATACTGAATTGGGTAAAGAATTACAATTATATAGAGTACTTTCTGAAAAATATTATGAATCTGCAGATAGAGCGACTCAATTAGTAGAAGCAGTTATTAAATCACGAAAAAAATTGAATACTTCAACGTTAAGGCGTGAGAAATACAATCTTATTAAAGAAATTAAAGACAATTATAATGCTAATGACTTTTTTAATGGTCGAATATCTAATTATAGAATATTAGCATCAATTTATAATGTATTTCAAGCAGAAACCATATCTACTATATTCGATCCCGAAGCAGTTGTTAATTCTAAATTTACTGTTTTAGAACATATTACTAGTAAAAAACTTAATTTAACTGAAACTAAAAATAAAGTTTTACGTGAATATAATAAAAAAGATAAAGATTTAAGATTATTAGCATATCAAATTCTTGTAGATAAATTTAATCAAAAATATAAAACACTAGATGAATCTCAAAAGAGTTTATTGAAGAATTATATTAATAATGTTAGCAATACAAATTCAATGAGAGAATATATTGATAGCGAAGTAGTAAAAATTAAAAAAACATTAAAAATTTACACACCTGAAGTTACTGATAAAATTACCAAGATTAAATTAACTGAAGCTATAAATCAAATAGAAAATTTAACAAAAGGTAGAATTGTAAAAGATAAACAGGTTTTAACCCTAATGCGATATTATGAACTAATCAAGGAGATTAAGAATGTCCATAAAAGTTGAAGTATTACGTAAATATATTAGAGAACTTATTAAACAGGAATTAGAAGAAGCATCCGTAACTGGTAATATAGATGGGGGTGCTGGTCCACCTAAAACTCCAGCAGCATTTCGTAAGAAAAATTCTAAAAAAATTAAAAAAGCTGGACACGAAGAAGGCCATAAAAAACCTGATGTATTTGGGTTTTCAAAAGTAAGTGAAGCTAAGTTTCATGTAAAAACTGAAATAGGTAGTGTGATAATTGACGCTGGTGGTAAAGGTGAGGCAGTTATGAAAGTTGCTAAAGCACTTAAAAAGGGTCGTAAAGGTATTATAAGTGTAAATAGAGTTGGTGTTTCTAAAGCAAAACAAGTTGATAAGAAACTTGAAAATGTAACAGAAGGTAAATACCACGATTATAAAAACGATGAATCTCTATCAGCAAAACAAAAAATTGGTTACTCAATGAGAGAGGTTCGAGATAAGTTAACTGAGTTAGATAAACTTGTTAAAATGAATGTGAGACTGAAGAATGAAATAGGAGTAGATTCTACATCCTATTGGAAACGAACTCACACGGCTATGAAAAAAATTAGTGAAAGGTTAGTTAAATTAGCTAATAAAGTCGGTCAACTTTACTAATCTTATCATGAAACCATCTTGGAATAAAGATGGACTTAATTTTTTAGGAAGATTATTAAGTCTATCTAATTTGAAGCGTCGCTGGCTCATAGAAGAAACTAAAGTCAGAGGTGAAGAACCCAATAAAATGGAAACTATTAATTTTATCAATAGATGGATAAAAAAATTAGAAGATTTGAAAAACGAAATTATTAAAACACGGAGTTAGATGTGAGACAACTTATAGTAGATTATTTACCATTTGAAATAAAACAGGAACAGATTAATGAATCCATGAAAGAAAATAATGGAAAATTGGTTGTTCGTGGTGTTTTACAAAGAGCTGAAGCTAAAAACCAAAATGGCAGAGTTTATCCTCGTGAAGTCTTAGTACGTGAAGCTAAAAAATATCATAAAGAATTTATTAAACAGAGTAGAGCAATGGGTGAATTAGACCACCCTGAAAGTTCTGTAGTAAATCTTAGTAATGTATCTCATAATGTAAAAGAGATGCATTGGGAAGGTGATAATTTATTAGGTGAAGTTGAAGTATTAAGTACACCATCGGGTAATATATTAAAAGAATTATTTAAAAGTGGAATTAAACTTGGTATTTCTTCTCGTGGAATGGGTTCAGTAGAAACTGTAAGTGAAGCTGGAGAACAGTCACAAGAAGTACAACCAGATTTTGAACTAATAGCATTTGATTTTGTATCTAACCCATCTACACATGGTGCATTTATGTATCCAATGAGTGAAGGTGTTAATAGTGATATAGAAATTCCAGCTGGAAGAGCGTGTGGAGAATATTGTAAGGTAGAATCAGTTATTAATGATATTATGCGAGGAGCATAATATGATAAGTCTAAAATCACTAATCCGAAACATGAAAGAAGCTAAAATTACAGCACCTAAGAAAGGTGTAAAGACACCTTTGGATGCTAAAGTTCAGATACCTGGATATGGTGTGATGACGAGAAAACAATTACAAGGTGGCATTCAAAGAATGTTAACTGAAACAACAAAGTATGTTAAAAAAGGACAAGTAGAGAACGCTTACAGTATATTATATAAAAGAAGTGTCTTGAAAGGATTTTTGGAAACAGAAATTAAACATAGTGGGAAATAAAATGAAAATTTTAGAATCATATAAAAAAATAGCAAAAAGTATGTTGATAGAACATGCATGGGATAGAAAATTTGGTGAACCATTACCTACATTAGAAGATGTGATGAAAGAAGCTGAAGTTGATGATGAAAAGATGATTAAGTATAAAGATAAAGATGGTGAACAAAAACAAATGAAGGCAGGTTCTGCTAAAACAATGGACAAAGACCATCCAGCAAAACAAGCATGGGATAAACTGGCAGATAAAGGTGGAGAAGAAGAACCAAAAGGTAAAGGTCTTGAACCTGATGACTTTGAAAGAGATTTTGATGATAGTGAACCTGAAGATAAAGAAGGTGGTGAAGAACCAAGTGGTGAACCAAAAACTTTCGATGATATAAAGAACCATCATTCAAAAGCTGAATCCGCACAAGATAAAGTAAAAGATATGATAGATAAACATAATGCTGACCACCAGATGCAAGATGATGATTATGAAAAATGGGAAGATAAGAGTGAAGCGTTAAAAGCTATTGAAAATGAACTTCAAGCACTTACTGCAGATGACCCAAATGATTCTAGTTATGATGGTTATAAAAAGGGACAAAAAGAATTAACAAAACAGTATATTTCAACTTTAAATAAATTATCTCCAGCCGCAAAGAAAATTTTGAATAAGGAAGAAGATAAAAAGAAATATACAAAACAAGATAATCCTGAAGAATCAATTACAATAAACGGAAAACAATATAGACCAATAAAAGATTCTGTTGAACCAAAAAAACACCTATTACGAGAAATGTATGAAAGAATTGGTGGAAAATAATGTCCGAATCCAAATCAATGATGACTCAATGGAAAGATTGGAGATTAGATCCTGATACTACTTTAAAAAAGGAAGGTAGTTTACCAACAACGGTAAAACAGGTCAATTCTCCGAAATTAAAAAAAGCAAAACCTCCAACTAACGCTAAACGTGGAAAAGAATTTATAAAACATCACACAGTTCATAGTGGTCCCCATATAACAGGACAAGGTGCAGAACACGCTACCTATGATTTTGATGATAGTGATTATGATGTAGAGGGTGGATTACAGAAAAGAAAAAATAAACAAAAACGTGGATATGAACCAGTTGAAGTGGTTGAAATTAACGGTGTTAAATATGAACGAGTTAG